GTAACTTATGCTGATGAAAATTATTTTATGGCTAAAAATGTGACCATAAAAACAGCAGACGCTTATGATGATTTAGATACTGGTGATGAAATATGTGTTAAAAATTTAAAGTTAAATATTGTTAAAAATATAGAAGATAATGACTGTCTTGGAAGTGCAGAACCAACTGATTTCTTTAATAAAGATTTTATCCTTACCGGTAATATGGAAATTTATTATTCATCTGTATATGAGAGAGATTATGCTTTAAATAATACAATAAAGGCAATGCAAATAACTATTGAGGATACAAATACTACTATTGGTTCAGATCTAAATCCTAGCTTAGTTATAAATTTAGCAAAGGTTAAATTTGAAGAACTAATAATAATGAAATAGTTAGATTAGTATTGAATTTTGAGGCATATTATTCTTCTGATGATGAGTTATTAGGTGAAGCTATTTTAACAAATACTCAAGCAACTTATTAAATAATAATTATATTATATGGAAAAAAGTATAGTTGTAAAATATATAAAAGAAAATAAAATAATTGATGTTTCAGTCTTTTTAAAGGAAGATATATCAAGAAAAGACAGAAAAGAGATAAACGCTATTATGCGTCCAGAAAATACGGTTTATACCTCTGGAAAAGACGGAGTAAATTTGACTGGTTTAGATTTTAAAAATTTAGATGAGGCTTCTGATGAAACTGTTATTAGAATGATAGAAAAAATAACAGAAAAAGACGGAAGTGAAATTAAAGTTTCAAGGACTTGTATAGATAATTTTACAGAAAAATCTTACTCTCTTTTAAAAAATAAAATTGATGAAATATTATTAAGTGAGGAACTCCCAAAAGTATAATTGATGATTTATATATAGGACTTTTTTATGGCGAATTAAAAGAAGTTCCCGAAGATTATATAAATTATAAATTAAGCGAAAAATTTGGTTGGACGCCAGACCAAATTAACAAAATGGATAACAAATATATTGTCAGATATTTGCAATTTATGAGGTTAGAGGAAAAGGCTATGTCCGAAAAAATAAAAAGACAAAAAAATGGCTGAAAATAGAAATCTACAATTCATAATAACTGCACAAGATAAGGCTAGTGCAGAATTTCAAAAAGTTGGTAGTGAAATAACAAATACTGCTACAAAAACAAGTGAACTTACCACCCAAATGAATTCTCTTGTGACATCTATGATAGGAATAGGTACTTTAATAGGTGCAGGAATATTTTTAAAAAATGCTATAAAAGAAGTAGCTAGTTTTGACCAATCAATGTCAAATATTTCTACTTTAATTGATACTACAACAGAGAGTATATCTAAAATGAAAGAACAGATATTAACTTTATCAGTTTATTTACCTTATACGGCAAAAGAATTGTCAGGCGCATTATACCAAGTTAGATCTGCAGGAATTTCTAGTGCAGACGCTATGGCTGTTTTAAAATCTAGTGGAGAACTAGCAACAGCTGGATTAGGAAGTATAACTCAAGCAGTTGATATATCTACATCAGCAATGAACTCTTGGAGATTACAAGGTAAAGACGCAGAGGGTATTTTTAATACTCTCTTTTTAGCTGTTAAAAATGGTAAAACTACAATAGAAGAATTATCAAAAGGTTTTGGTCAAGTTTCAGGACTTGCTTCAAATGCAGGAATAAGTTTAAATGAATTTATGTCTGCTACTGCTACATTAACAACTACGGGGCAAAAGGCATCGGTTGCTTATACTCAGTTGAGGGCAAGTATTACTGCTATACAAGCACCGACTGCAGATATGCAGAAGTTATTTGATAAAGCTGGTATTTCAAATGGGCAACTTGCTTTAAAAAATGAGGGATTGGTTAATACTATGGTAAAAATAGAAAAGGCATCAGAGGGTAATACGGCTTCTTTAAAAAAAGCTTATGGTTCTGTTGAGGCAATGAACGCTGGAATTACTCTTGCTACTAACTTAAATGATAAATATAATTCTACATTATTAGAAATGACAGATGATACTGCGTCTTTAACAGAGGCTTTTAATAAGCAAATGGACACGGTGTCAAATCAATCAAAAGTTATAGAAAATAAAATTTTTGTATTAAAGACTAAACTCGTTGAAACACTTGGACCGACTATAAATTATTTAATGGATTTATTCGGTAATTTTTTAGAATTTGTAAATGAGGGATTTGCTTTATTACCAAGTTATTTAGCTTTATCTTGGAACAAGGTTATAGGGACTTTAAATACTACTTTAATGAAAGCTCAATTAAGTATAGTTGGTTTTGTAAATAATATAATTGAAAAATCTAGCAAGGTAGTAGAATTTTTTGGTGGTAATCCTATTGAATTTAGATTAGATACAACAAATTTATCAAACAATTTAGACTATGCTACTTCTAAAATGGAAAGCGTTAGGGACATTTTAGAGGGGGATATGGCTAGAATTAAAAATGATTATTCAAGTGCTAATGTTAGTTATTCAGATAGCGTTAATTTAATGGCTTTAAGTCAAGAAGAATTTACAGAAAGTTTAGAAAAAACCTCTGGATCTACTAGTGATTTAATTCCATCTATTGAAAAATTAAAAACATCTTTTTCAGATTTAAGTGATGAGGCAAGTGATGATATTAAAAAAATAAATGACTCAATTGTTGATTTAAAAAAAGAGGCAACTGATTTATTAGAAAGTCAATTAAAAAGTAATAGTGAAACTGCGTCATCTATTGGTGAGGCTTATGTAGAACAAGCTGATAAAGTCAAAGAATTAAGTGATAAGGCAAAAGCAATACAAGATGAATTAGCAGAATTTAACAAAGACGGATTAACTGATAGTGAAAAAGCACGAAAGGAAAGTCTACAAAAAGAATATGATATTTTAGAGGCTGGATTAACAAAAGAAAATACTGCCTTACAAAATTTTAGAGATGAAAAAGAAAGATATATAACTGAGATAGAGGAGGCTCAAAGGAGGGCTAGTTTAACAGATTTTGAAAGAACGATAGAAGACCTTAATAATAAACTTAAGGCTCAACAAGAGGAAACTGTTGCTAAACTTAATGCTATAAGTGAAGAAATAAAAGCAGAGGAAGAAAAGAAAAATAATATAACTAGATTATATATTGAAACTCGTGGTGAGTATGAATTTCAACTTGACCAAATGACATCTTATACTAAAACTCAAATTGAAGCTCAAATTGAATATTACAAAGAATTAAAGCAACAAATTGCTGATATAAATTCCAGTAATATTACAAGCACAAGTATTTCTGGTGCTAGAGCTAGTGGTGGAAGTGTTAATGCGAATAATTCTTATTTAGTTGGTGAATTAGGTGCAGAAGTTTTTACTCCTAGTAATAATGGAGTAATTACTCCAAATAATAAATTAAATAGTAGCAATGTAATAAATATAAATGTTTCAGGAAATCAATTACTAGATAGAAATGCTGGAAAAACAATAGCAGAAGCTATATTTAAGGAATTCAAATTAAAAACTAACTTGGCTTAATGAACGAATATAAATTAAAGGTATATATAGATACAGTTGATAAAACAGATAGAATTATAACTGATACTTTTTCTATTACAGATGAGATTGATGAAACTCCGTCTGTTTGTAATTTTCAAATAAATGTATATGAGGGCGAAACTTACAGCCCAAATATAGGCTCTGATGTTATTATATATTTTGATGATGATGTTTATTACAGTGGAAAAATTATTATGATTGATAATGTTGGTGATAGATTTTCACAAAGAATAGCAATAACTTGTAAAGACAATACAATATTACTTGATAATATTCTTATTACAAAAAGATATACAGATACAACAGTAGAAGATATAATTGCTGATATTATTTCTGATACTAGATTTGGTGGTGCTATAACTGATACTAATGTTGTTGCTGATATTGAAATTACTTCAATAACTTTTAACACAATTTCTACTACAAAGTGCATACAAAAACTTGCAGACTCTATTGGCTATTATTGGTATATTGATGAAAATAATGATATACATTTTTTTGAAAGTAATACTGCTATATCACCTTTTAATTTAAATGATACTGATGATAATTATATAGAGGATAGCTTAGAATATAATTTAGATTTATCACAATTAAAAAATTACATAAGAGTAAAAGGTGGAGAAAAAGTTTCATTATCTACCAAAGATTACACAACACTTGGGGACGGAGTGACTTTAAATTATTCAACGGTTTTTAAATTTAGCACTACTCCAACTGTTTCGGTTGATAGTGTTGCACAAACGGTGGGAACTGAATATTTAGATGAAGAAGATGATTATGATTGTTTTTGGTCTTTTTCTGAAAAAAAAATAAGATTTAAAGTTGCCCCTGATATTGATGATGTAATAGTTTTTACTGGATATCCATTAACTCCAATAACTGTTTTAGTTGAGGATACTACCTCAATAGATGTTTATGGACTTTATGAATATACAATAGAAAATAAAAGTGTTAGATCAACAGAGGAAGCAAAAAAACTAGGCAATGCACAATTAACTGCTTATTCAAATCCAATACTTTCTCTGGGTTTTAAAACTTATAAAAGCGGATTAAAAAGTGGGCAGAATATAAGCGTTGAAACTAGGGATATATCAGATACATATTTAATTCAATCTGTTGTTTTAGATATATTAGCTACAAATTTAGATACTGATATATATGTAAATCCAATTTTTTCAATAAAATGTTCAAATACAAAGACAAATAACTTAACAAAATTCTTACAAGGCTTATTATTAAAAGATAATTTAACTGATGATTTAGATGATAATACTG